TATAAGTTCTTCAAATATAGACCTTTGAATAGACATTATAGGTAAGTTAAATCTAAGAGAAGTTTATTCTTCATAAAGTTATTTACCAAAGTAAATTCACTCACACCAGAAGAAAGTATATCACCACCACCAGCAGAAAATATCATTGGTGGAGACGATGGTTTTCTATCATCAATCACTACAACTTTTCTACCTTTCTGTTCAGTTGTTAAGTTTTCTAGAAGTTTACTAAAAGTTGTAATCGATGCAGAATCAATTTGAATTTCTTCATTACCAATTCTAACTGTTGTTGAATCGGATCCTACAAGAGGAGTTAATGGTTGTGGTGGTTGGGTTGGTTTGCCAGAAATTGCAGTAAATTGTGTACCAATCGAAAGAAATTTCAAGTAAGGTTCTGGATTAATTGGACCACCACCATCAATTCTAACTTCAAAATGAAGATGAATACCACTAGAACGACCTGTGTTTCCAATTTCACCTATCGTTTCTCCATTATATGGAGCACCATTCTTAACTGATATTTTTGCCAAATGTGCAAAAAAGAATTCAAGATTTCCTGAACGAATAATTACCAAGTAACCATAACCACCATCATTCCAACCAGAATAAGTAACTTTCCCAGTTTGTCCAAGTGATACATAATAACCTTTTTGACCTGATGTTCCAATATCAATACCTTTGTGCCTTCCACCCCTTGCAAGATATTCCCCTCTTCCACCACTTCTACCAACTCTACGAGTGCCTCCGGATGGTCCAGCAACATTAATTTCATCAATTACCGATGTTGGGATTTTTCCAGGAGTTGTTGGTTTGGGTTTTGCTACTGGTGGATTTAATCCAAAATCTGGAACATTAGCAGCACTAGTGCTTTTTCCTACATAAGAACTACCTCTATTAAAACCAAACGTTTGCCCATTTCTTGTAATATCATTAGTCATATCATTATATTTTCTTTCATGCCCTTGACTTCTGAAGTCTGGTCTATTACCAATAAACTTTGAAGCACTTTGTTGTATTGATTTATTAGTCAAAGCAGAAGTAACTTTATCTAAACCACTAACACTTGTGCCATTACCTGGATATTTTTTAATATGAGCAATTGCAGTTTCTCTATCTACAACTTTATTCCAAGCAGAATATCCACCAAATTTCGTTACTGGTTCATATTGTCCCTTCGCCAAAATTTCTTGTCTTGCAGTTCTCCCACTATATCCCATTCTATTATAAATTGATTGTGCTACATCAGCAGCACCTTGTGGATTTAAGCTTTCATAATGTGAAATTAATGAAAGTATCCAAAAATCTGGTCCACCACCAGTTGGTTGCCCACCAGGAGGAGTAGGTTGTTCGGGTTTTTTATCATAAGCACTTGGTTTTTGTGAACGAGATCCTATTGGTGGAATATCGAGAAATGGTTTGGTTAAAATTGAAAGAGCTTCCTCTAACTGATTACCCATCGTCATAATGGTTCCAGAAAGATCATCTAATGAAGATTTCAATCTTCCAGAACTATCAGTGAAATCAAATTGCTTAAGATTTGAAAAAGCAGCATTGAACAAACCACCAATGTCAAAAATAAAATTTTGAATAGTTGATCCAAATTTAGTCATTACTGATCCAGTTTCTCCAATTCTTCTTATAAGTTGATCACCAATTGCAACCCAGGTTGGTAAATTTCTAAGTGCCCATCCAGCAGCAAGGTAACCAAGAAAACCCATAATACGACTTGTAAAACTAGTATTATCGCTTCTTTGTGCAAGTAATGCTGGACCTCTATACCTGGTAACAACAGTAGGTGCCGAAATTATCTCTTGTGTATTTTTTCTTTTAGTATCTTGAATTCTTCTTTGTTTTAAAATTTTAATACTTGATGATATAGTTTTTCTATCTCTGTCTTTTTCAGACAAAATACCAGACATTCCACGTAAAGTTCTTTGAGTTAATCCAGCAGTATATTTTACAACTCCAAGTGTTTTTGAAATAGGAACTAGTGGATTTATTGCCATCTTACATTACCACATTATAATTGAGTTGTGAATATAGAACATAAAAATTATCAGGATTTGCAGAAGATATGAAAGGAATGTCTTCAGGTGAAGTCATTACAGGCGCCTGTTGTTCTTGTTGTCCAGAAACTGTAGACATCATTACAATATCTGGTTTTGGTTCTGGTAAAGTTAAATCTTTTGCAGGTGTTGGTGGATTATATGGTTGAACTTGAAGTGGAATAGGTTTTGGTTGTGCGGAAACCTCAGGTTTTGAAACATTACTTATTGGTGTAGTAACTGGTTTGGTGGATTCGGTAGACCCAGACATCAAAGCACCCATATTATTGATAAAATTCTGGGAACCCTTTGATAACTGTTCAAATGTTTGCCCTATATTAAAATCAATTTTAGGCATTGCAAAAGTCATTCCACTTTTTTGAGTAGCATCAAAAGCAGATTTAGCGCCAGCAGATCCAAGAAAATAACCACCAATACCACCAAAAAGAGACCCAGCAGGTCCAAAAACACTACCAGCAGCGGCACCAGTTAAAGCGCCAGTGGCAGCGCCTCCGACACCGCCAGCAACTGCTCTCTCAGGACTTTCTCCAGTAGCAATATCTATGCCAACTGCCGCTGCTGGTCCAGAAATACCTCTTAAAAGTTTTCCAAATGTAGATAGTGCCGCACCACTAACTGCTACTGCTGCCCCAGCAGCTTTAGCAGCACCCCCACCTCCTAAACTAAAAACCGACTTAAAAGCATCTGCAATTGCTTTAAAAGGTGAAGAAGCAAGTTTGAATATAATGTCCGAGACTTTCTTTGTGAGACCGGTAACAGATCTAAAAACAAATCCAAAACCAGAACCAAGAGATGATAATGCTCCAATTACTAAACGAAGTGAATTGGCAATTAGAGATTTAGTTCCATTAATAGTTTTACCTAGTACAGAAACACTGGAACGTAACCCTACAATACCAAGTGTTGAAATTGTACCAAATAATCCCTTTAATGCTTCACTAATTCCACCAAAAGTATTTGATATTTTATTTTCAACTTTTCTAATTGGAGATGCAATTGATTCCGCAACTCTTCTTTCAATTTCAGTTTCCTTACCAACTTTAATTTGTTGTTGGGTTAATGTTCTTTCTTTCTGTTCTTCTTCCCGTAATCTAATTCTTTCAGCAACTCTATCATTTTGAAGCAATCTGCCAATATTTGTTAGACCGGCATTCAGTCCAAAAATGTCCGAACGAATACCATCAATTTGACCTTGAATAGAAACTAAAGGTGAATTGTAGTTATCCATTGGTGCTTTGCTTCATATTTTCTTCTTCAATGTACTGTTGTAGTAAGGAAACGTAAACTTCTCTCTCCCACGGAATCATATTTTCTAGTTCCGTCAAAGAGTATTTATGATGCTGAATGAGAGCAAAGTTGGTCTTATAGTATGACGCAAGATCTTCATGCGCCATCGCTAGGCGAAAAAAGATGTTAAACCCTCCAGAACAACTTCATTTTCAACACCAGTATTTGGATTTGTAACTTTAAACTTATGAGAAAGTTTGGGCATAGTCTCAAAGAACTTTTCAATCTCTTTGAATTGTGAAGAAGTTAGTTGCTCAATAAATGCAGTAAGTTCTTTCTTCGTCACATCAGAAGAAGACCAGGACTCATCTTCACTGTAAATCTGCTCAACACAAGAACAAATCATATCAAAAGTATCATCAACACTTACAGATGATTCCAGAGCAAAGTTGGTTTTAATAAACTCTTGCATTGATGGATATCTCATACGAAGAGTTAATTTTGCGTCAAGTTTAATATCGCGAGCATGTTCTTCTTTAACAATAACTTTAATGTCGTCCAAATTGATACTTACAGGAACTTGAGTTACTCCATCATCTGGGCAAGTAATTAGAACTTCAACATCCTCACCAACAGACTTACCACGAATGTTTAGAAAAAGATACTCAATATCAAAAGTAGATAATTGATCTACTTTGATACCCTTAGACATAATACAATTTGAAATGACTGTTTTTACCGCCTCTGCAATTTGCTTTGGATCTTCACTTTCCATTGCAATTACTAGAATCTTTTCTTCTTTTACAAGAAATGGGCGATACTTAATTGTCTTTTTTATAGAAGGAATTTCCAACTCATACGTTGGTGTAGCGATTGTTGGTAAAGGCATAATAACCCAAAAAATTCAGTTAAAAGTATTTATTTCCTTCCGTAAAGGTATTCGTAGAGAGTTTGATTTGATGGTGTGAGTTCTACTCCACCAGAAGGAAGTGAACCAGGAGATCTTGGAATAAGAATCGGTTTTTCTGGTTGTGGTGGTGGAGGAGATGATTGTGTGACATCATTATTGTTATTATCGCCTCTAAATTCATTTACACTATTTGACCTACCAGCAATATAGCGATCAAATTTAAAAGTTACACTAACTTTAAGAATTTCTGAGCTTACATATGATACTGAGATTGGACTTATATCAGATGGAAATAACCCAATAAATTTATATTCAATTTGCTGATCATAATCCCTATCAAATTTAATAATTCTTGTTGAATCTGTTTTATAATTTTCAGGGTACTGCATTCTAACAAAATATCCTTGATTATTTTGATTTACTCTTTGATTATCACCTATTTCATTATTAAAAGAACCACTTGCGATAAACTCCATCCACCCTTCAAAGAATTTTACAATCTTGTAGTCACTGTCAACATAAAAATCTAATGCTATCGTGCTGTATACTCGATTAAAAGCAATGTTTTCATAAACCCCAGTATAGTTACCATCAATTAATACCGTACTCAAACTTGTTGTTGGTAATGCGGCAGAATAACATAAAAGACCACTATTCTCAGTGACAAATAGGGGAGATATTCCTTTACGGACCAGATATGTTCTTAAAGGTGTAGGCAACCCACCAAAAATAATCTGATAATGCGAAGTCTGTGCTAGATTTGAAACTATTGGTTTAAAATCAGATATCCTGCGGGGTTGTACCACTCTAAATATCCTATATGAGATTTATAGTATAGTTATTTAGATGTCGTATAAAGGAAAATATAAACCATCATTCCCACAAAAATATAAAGGTGATGCAACAAATATCATCTACCGTTCCTTATGGGAACGTAAGTTCTGCGTTTATTGTGACTTAAATGAAAACATTATTGAATGGGCATCAGAAGAAAAATGTATTCCATATCGTTCTCCCATAGACGGTAAGATACATCGATATTTTCCAGACTTTCTTATCAAAGTTAAAGAATCAAACGGCACAATCAAAAAGTATATGATTGAAATTAAACCAAAAAAGCAGACTTTACCTCCAATCAAACCTCAACGACAAACTAAAAGGTATATCAGTGAGGTTTATGAGTATGCTAAAAATCAATCAAAGTGGGAAGCAGCAAGAGAATGGTGTGCTGATAGGGGGTATGAGTTTAAAGTTATTACTGAAAAAGAACTTTTTTAATAATAAATAATGCCTAGAAAGTCTCTTAAAGATAGAGGAAAAGTAAATCGTATCGCTCCATTAGTTAAAAAACTAATCGGAACAGAGTCTGCTGACGATTTAATGCTTGAACTAATGAGCATCTTAACAGAAACAAGAAACCCTCCAGTTGCAGGAAAGTTTTATATTTTTGTATATAATGCTAAAACTCTAGGTGTAAGGTATGACCAAAACCCACTAGTAGCTGTAACTGATGTTTATAAATGGGGTTTCAAAGGTATTAATTTTCACTGGGGAGAATCTAGACAATATACTTGGGATGAGGTTGCTGGTGGTTTATATGAAGTTTATCAACAAGAAATTACAGATTTGAGAAGATTGCCTTTTAGTAATATTAGAACTAAATAATTAGAAAACATAAATGGAAGCAAAGCCAGCTTTAAGATATCCACTTAAAAAAATTACCGATTCTGATGATTATTTAAAGATTGATATTTTGGAATATAAACCCCCTGGTTTTAGCAACCAACCAGATTCTTTTGCATTGAATACTTCAGATCAAACTTATGCAAATATAGGCGTTAAAGATATTTTAGATACAATTTTTCTTCCTATTCCAGACAATCTTCAAGATAGTAATTCTGTAAGCTGGGGTTCTGATTCATTAAATCCTATTCAAGCGGCGGCAGGTAGTCTAGGTTCAGCAGTAGTTAAAGACGCCTTTACAGGAAATACAAAAAATATTATTGATAAAGTTCTAAAAGGTGCAACAAATATAGGTGAATTTGCTAAAACTGGATTAGGTCAAGATGTAATTGCAGCGGGTGCTGCTGGTTTTGCTGCTCAAGCATTATTAGGAGTAGATAATGTCTCATCTTTTATAAGAAGACAATCTGGTGTTGTTGCAAATCAGAATTTAGAACTTCTTTTTAGTGGAATTGCAATTAGACCAGAATTTTCATTTGCATATGATTTAGTTCCTAGGTCAAAAGACGAAAGTGAGATGGTTAAACAAATCATCAGAAGATTTAAATATCATAGTGCAGCAAAAAAGGGAAGTGCTACCTTTGGACCTGGTGCTGGGTTATTCTTAAAAGCACCAAACGTTTTCAAAATTACGTACAGAAGTGGTAATCGAGACCATCCATTCCTAAATCGTTTTAAAGTTTGTGCATTAATTGGAATGTCTGTTGACTATGCTGCATCAGGAACATACGCAACTTACCCAGATGCAACACCAACACATATGAGAATGGGTCTTACATTTAAAGAACTCACACCAATTTACAGAGAAGATTATGAATCTGGTATCGGAAGAGATGGAGTAGGATACTAATGACTTACTTTAGAGAATTACCAAACCTAGAATATCAATCATTCTTACCTGATAGCAAATCATCAGATCAGTATTTAACTGTAAAAAATCTTTTTCGTAGAGTTAAACTTCGCGATGATTTACAAAATGTATTTACAGTTTTTGATAAGTACCAAATTGTTGATGGCGCTCGTCCAGAAACAGTTGCAGAAGAACTTTATGGAAGTACTCAATACGACTGGGTAGTCATTGTAAGTGCTGGTATTACTCGTATTAGAGATGAATGGCCACTATCAAGTAAAGATATCTATGATTATTCTTATGAAAAGTATGGTAATGATTTAAATGCAATTCACCATTATGAAACTACCGAAGTTAAAGACTCTCAAAACAGACTAATTCTACCTGCTGGTAAAGTAGTTGATGCCAACTTTACAATTCCAAATCCAAGTCTTCCAACAGCAACATTAAATCCAGTAACTGGCGTAAGTAACTATGAATATGAGGTTGCTAAAAATGAAGAAAAAAGAACAATTTATGTTTTAAAACCAATCTATCTACAACAAATTATCAATGATACAAGAAAAGCGATGACTTATGATAAATCATCGCAGTATGTAGATAATAGATTGATTAGAACTGAAAATACTAAAGCATCAAATCCATTTTAATTCTAGATTCTTATCAAACATCATCACATATCGGTGCTTGCGGGAGCGGTCTTTCCATTCTCCTTCAGCACCTTTTACTTTTCCACGAGAGTGTTTAGTTCCGTCTGAATAATAGAAATCTTTTTTAGGGTCTGTGAGACCTACATACTTAAAGTTACAAGCACGATAAATTGTACCAGAATGGTAATCTGAATCAGCATAAGAAATGATTGCTTTAACTTCAGTATCTTTCCGAAGTTGTCTAATCGCTCGTGACACAAACCAAGAAGTGATGTTATATTCGCATGACTGCGTACTAGGTTCGATGCAAAGTCTTGAGAGTTCGAAGAGTCCTTGTTGTTCATTTCGTTCTAATCCAAAAGCACCTTGTGCTATTTCTGGTACTGGTAAGTTTGTAAAAACGCAGGCACCTAATGATCCGCCAATATTCATTATATCTGTAAAAGATTTTTTATACAAAGAATAATTATATCCGCTTTTGAAATCTTTTGATATATCTTTAAGATAATGATGATTATATAATAATTCTTTTATTTCTGATTTTGGAACTTTTTGAATATAATAATCACTTTTCATAAAAAACACTATACTTGTAAATATAATATTTTGATCTACCAGTCATTTTTACAGCATCTTTTATGCAATCATATACTACACCATTATAGCATAGTTTTCTCGCTCTTGGATTTTTGCCTCCCATTATATCTGAATTTTGAATACCATTATTCCAAGGTTTTCTTCCCTTACAAGAATCACTTATTTTTTTCCTAACTTCTGGTCTTTTAGTCGGATTTTTATCTCCAACTAATTTTCCTCTTGCCCTTAAACCTTTTTCTATATCCGATTGCTTTCTTTTTTCGGTCATAGTTTTTGGAGTTCCTCTATTTGCTTCTGCAATTTTTCTTTTATGAGATTCGGATAAAGGTTTTCCAAGTCTTGCTTTTTTTCTGTTTTGAATATCTTGTTCGGTCATTACTTTTTTAGAGCATCCTTTTCCACCATCAGTTTTGTTATGAAGAATACCTGTTCCTAAATCTTTTCTACCAAAGATTGAAATCATATAAATTTCGTGTCTAAATGCCTCTTCTTCGGAAAGATTTTTCTTTAAGAATAAAATTCTCTTTTTTGATGGTGGATAAAAACCACTATGCTTTAAAAATGCTCTTCTACCCTTTCCTTTCCCAATATAGTAAGGAGTTCCATCTTCACGCAAGTATGCGTAAGTGTAGTATTCCATCTGCTTCTAAATTAAGGTCGCAATAGTATTTATAATAAAATAGGGTGGATTTCTCCACCCTTCTCTAAAAGTGCGACCTTATTAGAGCATTAATATTTAGACATCAATCATCAGATGCTAATTTTGCGAAATACGACAACGCATCATCGTCCTCATCTTCCTCAACCGCAGCAGCACGGCGGGTGGGTTGAAGATTGTTGAGTTCGGTGCGAAGATCTTCATCAAGATCTTTCGCAGGACCACGGGAATAGGTCTCTTCTTCAGCAACTTCTTCATCCACACGGCGGGAACCTTTGGAACCCAACACATAGTCAAGACGCTTCTTCAATTCATCATAAGACTTGAACTGATCAGCAGCAACAAGTTCAGCAAGAGAATATTGCTTCTTCCAGATTGCTTCCATTGCATCATCATCGTCCAGCAGAGCACCTTGTGCGGCAAACTCACTGGAATCATAGTTGCGATAACCAGCAACGTTCTTTGCCTTCAGTTTAAAGTTGGCACCTTGCCAGAAGTCAAACGGATCGATTGCTTCTTCATCTTCAAACTCAGGTTGCATCGCAGCAGTCAGTTTGTCAAAGATCTTCTTACCAAACTTATACAGGAAGACCTTACCTTCGTTGGAGGGATTAGCAGGGTCCTTCACAACGTAAATGTTGGAGATATAAGTCAGTTTACGCTTCTGCTTGCGGGCAAGTTCCTTACCAGCATCAGTGCCGTTGTTCCAGAGTTCAGAGTTCAGTTCCGACACAGGATCCTTCTGACCCAGAGTAGTCAAACTTGATTCTATATACCATCCGCCAGGACCTTGAAATGCGTGACTGTAGAGTTTCACGAATGGTAGGTCCTCACCATTCGGAGCAGGAAGAAAACGAATAACAGCGAATCCATTACCTGCTTTATCACATTCTAAACGCCATACACGTTCATCGGAGGAAGAACTTGAGGAATTCATCTTCTCAACTTCCTTAACAAGTTTGGCGGTAAGATTACCGAGTTTGGATTGTTTTTTAAGATTTTGAAAGCTCATTTTGGATTACTTTGGATAAATTGGATTTGTCGGATTTGGTTTTGCGACAACTTTATTATAGAAGACCTATAAAGGGATGTCAAGCCCTGGTCCAACCTTTATGCTGTTTTCTGCCATACTTTCCTCTTAATGTAGAAGTCATG